AGCTAATTTCGCAAGCAGAAATGCTTGACCGCAAGTTTAGAAATTTAAACACGAGCGGGCAGCCAGCATATTATGCGCTTACAGCAGGTGAAATTGAAGTTTACCCAGTGCCAGACGGAACATACACGTCAGAATTGTATTATTACAGTCGAATACCCGCGCTAAGTGACAGCAATACATCAAATTGGGTATTAGATTACTATTCTAGCGCATATTTGTATGGATCGCTAATACACTCTGCGCCATACTTAAAAGATGACGCAAGAATACAAGTGTGGGCTGCGTTGTACCAAAACGCAATTGATGCGATTAATACTGAAAGCGAAAAAGCTAAATTTGGCGGATCAGGTCGCCGCATGAAAATAAGGGCATACTAAAATGAGTTTTACAGATACATTTGAAACACGAGTATTAACTTGGGTGTTTACTACAAGTTCAGCGACACGCCCGACAGCTTGGTTTGTGGCATTATACACGGCAGCCCCAAATGATGCAGGTGGAGGCACTGAAGTTAGTGGCGCTGGTTATGTAAGGAAAGCCGCAACATTCACAGTCTCCGGGGATACTGCAAGTAATTCTGGAGCAATTGAATATCCAACTGCAACAGGTAATTATGGCACAGTTAGCCATGTTGGTATTTTTGATGCATCATCTGGTGGTAATTTAATAGCATACGCAGCTTTAACAGTGTCAAAAACTATTTCTACAGGTGATGTTTTGCGTATACCTGCTGGAGATTTAGACGTTACTTTATCATAAGGATAAAAAATGGCATTTATAATTAAAGATAGAGTACGTGAGTCAACAACCACAACAGGCACTTCAGCAATTTCACTGGGTGGGACTTCTACTTCATTTCAGACATTTAGTTCTAATATGTCAAATGGTGATACAACGCATTATGCAATAGTTCACCAAACTGCTGATGAATGGGAAGTTGGTGTAGGCACTTGGAACACAGGCAATACATTAACACGGACAACTGTTTTATCCAGCTCTAACAGCAACGCAGCAGTAAGTTTTACATCTGGAACTAAAGATGTATTTATGACTTACCCGGCCACTAAGTCTATTAATAAAGATACTGGCAAAGCTGACATAGATGCTTTAGGCATTAACGCTACTCAAGTTTCTGGCTTTACTATAGGTAAATCTGTGCCTTCCAATGCTGTCTTCACAGACACTAACACAACGTATTCAGTTGGCGATGGAGGTCTTACACAGAACAACTTTACAAATGCTGACCACACCAAGCTAGATGGCATTGAAGCATCTGCGGATGTCACAGATACAGCTAATGTTGTAGCGGCTCTAACGGCTGGCACTAACATAACAATAGCGGCTAACGGAACTATAGCTTCCACAGCTTCGGGTGGGACAAGCTATACACATCCAAACCACAGTGGCGAAGTTACATCAACAGGTGATGGTGCAACAGTTATATCTAGTAATGTAGTTGATGCAGACAATCTCAAAGTTACTGGCAATGGTAGCAGCACACAGTTTTTGCGTTCTGACGGGGATGGTACATTTACTTGGGCAACACCAGTAGATACAAACACTACCTATTCTATAGGCGATGGTGGTTTAACAACAAATGATTTTACCAATGCAGACCATAGTAAACTTAATGCAATAGAAGCTGGTGCAACAGCAGACCAAACAAATGCTGAAATTAGGGCGGCTGTAGAAGCGGCATCTGACAGTAACGTTTTCACTGACGCAGACCATACAAAACTTAATGGTATCGCAACAGGTGCTACAGCATATACAAATGCTAACGCAATATCAGCAGTAACGGCATCAGACTTAGACATGGGTGGCAACAAAGTTTTGTTTGGCAATATGTATTCTACTACAGGTGATTTACCAAGTGCATCTACATACCACGGCATGTTTGCTCACGTACACGCAACTGGCAAGGGTTACTTTGCTCACAATGGTGCTTGGGTTTCATTAGCTAATGCTTCAGACATAGTGACATATACTGTCCAAGATGGTCAGCTATCTCAGAACAACTTTACAAATGCTGACCACTCTAAGTTAGATGCAATAGAGTCAAATGCAACAGCAGATCAGACTGCATCAGAAATAAGAACACTCGTTGAGAGCGCTACGGACAGTAACGTATTTACGGATGCTGACCACACTAAACTAAATGCTATAGAAGCATCCGCAGACGTTACAGATACAGCAAACGTAGTGGCAGCTCTTACAGCAGGGACTAATGTTTCTATTGCGGCAAACGGTACTATTAGTTCTACGGACACTAACACAACTTACTCCATAGGAGATGGTGGTCTAACGACTAATGATTTCACAAATGCAGATCACTCTAAATTAGACGGCATAGCATCGTCAGCTAACAACTACACTCACCCAAACCACTCAGGCGAAGTCACATCGACAGCCGATGGTGCTACAGTCATTGCTGACAATGTAGTTGACGAAGCAAACCTTAAAGTAAGCAATACGCCTACCGATGGCTACATGCTAACTGCACAATCAGGCAATGCTGGTGGTTTAACATGGGCGGCGGCGGCTTCTGGCGGCGGTGGTGCTTCAAGTATTAATGGACTTTCAGATGGGTTTGCAGATTCTAATAGTAACTTAGGTTTAGGTGACAATTCTGCTTTTGGTAATATTAGTACTGCTTACAGAAATATTGCTCTTGGATGGAATACAGCAGGGAGCATAACAACTGGTGATGACAATGTTTTATTAGGCCGTAATGTTTCCGCTTTTCTAACAACTGGAACTGGTAATACTGCGGTTGGGTCAAGTGCTTTGCCTGGTAATAACCTTGATAAAATGACTGGTAATTATAATACTGCTGTAGGTCAATCTTCAGCCAATTCTATTAGGGCTGGAGATAGTGGAACTTTTATTGGCCACAATTCAAACGGAGCATCTAACGCAGATTTTCAAACGGCAATAGGTTACAACGCAGTAACTGGTGCGGCTGGGGCAACAGCCTTAACAAACAGCCGAGCAAGTGGAGCAGACAGCTTTGCGGCTAATATAGCTAACAACTCAACAAGCTATGGTGCATCAGGTGCTAACAGTATTGCGATAGGTTACGCATCAAAATCAACTGGAATGCGTTCTGTTTCCGTTGGAACACAAAACACATCTTCAAACACTTACTCAACAAGTATAGGTTATCTAAATACTGCATCAGGTCAATATTCAACGGCTCTTGGCAGAGAGGCATTATCTGCTACTCAAAGCAAATTTGCATATGCTTCTGGTAAGTTTTCAAGTGTTGGAGATGCACAAAGTGGAATGTATGTTTTGCGTACAGCTACCACTGACGCAACGGCAACTGCAATCTCAGTAGATGGTTCATCTATCAATAGTGCTAATGGTCTTAATATACCAAACGATTCAGTCTACGGATTTACAGGCACAGTAATTGCTCGTGAAGACTCAAGTGCAACAAACGACTTTGCTGTATGGGAAATCAAAGGTGGAGTAGTAAGAGCAGCTAGTGCTAATACAACGGCACTTGGTTCTTACAACATAAATAAAATCAGTGAAAGCACAGGTGCATCCAATTGGGATATAGCTTTATCAACAAACACGACACATGGACAATTGGCAATAACGGTAACTGGAGAAGCCTCTCACAACATTAGGTGGGTAGCAACGGTTAATACAACGGAGGTAACTTACTGATGGGTTCAGTTAATTTAGACAACACAGGCAGTGGTTCTGCCATTACACTTAGCTCAGACGGAACAGATTTACTCTTAGATGGCACAGCTATCGGTGGAGGCGGTGGCGGTAGTTCACCAGACTTATTTGCAGAAAACTACGATGGCACTTCTACTAAGCCTTCGGCTACTGGCGCAAATGCCATAGCTCTTGGTTACGACTCAGTAGCTAGTGGCTCTAAGTCATTAGTTCTACTACAAAACGGAACAGCCAGTGGAAACAGGGCGTTAAGTGCTGGTTTTGGTTCTACAGCTTCTGGTACAAACTCAGTGGCTTTCGGAAGTGGCGCAGTCGCAAGTGGTAATTATTCTTATGCGTTAGGTTCTTCAACAGACAGTACACATTCGTACTCAGTGGCGATGGGTTATAGCTCACAAGCACTTGCTGATTATTCAATCGCATTAGGTAGGTCTCATGTATCTGGAGAAGAAGGCTTTGCGGCGCAAATAGGTGACAGCACTACAAGTTATGGTGCAACAGGAACTAATAGTGTTGCAATTGGTAAACTAGCAAAAACTACTGCATCCGAAAGTATAGCTATTGGACATAACTGTTTTGCAAGTGGTGCAAATTCTGTTTCTATTGCAGGGTATTACGCACGATCAGAGGCTATAGCTTCTGTATCTATTGGTAATTATTCCCTTTCTGAGAATGAGGGGGCTGTAGCTATTGGCTCTTACTCACAAGCTAAGACAACTGGTAAACTTGCTTTCAATGCGTCAAACTCAGGGTCGATGTCTCACGGAGTAGGCTATCAACAACGTGGTTTGTATGTACTCAAAACAACCACTGCTGACGCAACTCAAACAGTGCTAACAGGTAACGGCTCAACACCCTCCGCAAGTAATTCTTGGGTAATAGGCTTAGCCGCCGCACAAGCATTCAGTGGTACACTTATAGCACGGCAAGATAGAGATGGAGGACATGATTATGCGGCATGGGAAATAAAGGGTGCGGCAATAAGAAATGCTACTGTAGTAGATTTAGGTCAAGCTATAATAAATTCTCTTTACCATACATCAGGTGCATCTGCATGGGCTGTAAATGTTTCAGCAAATACAACACTTGGTACAATTGAAATTAAAGTAACAGGTGCGGCATCCACAGATATTGATTGGGTTGCTACCATAGATACAAGTGAGGTTGTAAACATATAATGGGTAAAATAGAAATAGATCACACTGGGTCTGGCAGTGGAATAACATTATCTTCAGACGGAACAAGCCTACTTCTTGGTGGCTCAGCTATTGGTGGAGGCGGTGGAGGTTCACCAGACTTGTTTGATGAAAGCTATGACGGAACTTCGACTAAGCCTTCCGCCTCAGGGACTAACTCTTTTGCGATAGGCCAAGAAGCAACTACTTCAGCTTACGGCAGTTTAGCTTTAGGCTGGCGAGCAACCGCATCTGGAACAAGATCAGTTGCACTCGGATATAGTTTAGCTAGTGGTGCAAATAGTATCGGGATAGCTGTTGATAATAATGGAATAGGTGCAACAGGTTCAAATTCAGTAGCTATTACTAGAGACACAAGGGCATCTGCTACTAATGCTATAGCCTTCGGTCAATACAATAATGTTTCTCATAACAACTCTGCCGCTTTTGGGTATGACGTACAGTCCACGGCTATAAACCAAGTTAGTATTGGTGGTACAACTCAAGACGTTCGTATTTCTGAAACTTACACTCTACCAAAAGTAGACGGTACTGCAGGTCAGGTTTTAAGCACTGATGGAAATGGAAATGTATCTTGGGTAACACCTTAACTAAAAATTAAACTTAAACTTAAAGGAGTCATTAACATGGCAATACAATTAGACTTAACTACAAGCCAGTATGGCACAGCATTTTCTGGTGCATACTTCAGAATAGTAACTGCATCAATCTCAAGAGAACTAGGTGATAGCTTCACAGTAATGATCGACTGCTCTGGATTTGCAACAGCAACACCAACAGATGATACACACCCTGTGGACTTCCGTCGTTACAATGCACCTCTAGCTACTATCGAAGCTACTACTGGCGACGACTTCTTATCTAAGTGTTATACTTGGGTGATGGCGCAAGCTGACATGAGTGGTTCAACAGCCGTCTAATTTAACAAAATAAAAGGAGATTAGTATGGGTAAAAAAGAAAAGAACCTCATTACTATTAACGAAAAAGAATACAACGTGGACACATTTACAGATGAACAAAAAGTTGTGCTTAACCACGTAAACGATCTTGGGCGTAAAATGGATAATGCTGCGTTTAACTTAGACCAACTAAAAGTAGGCAGAGAAGCTTTTATAGGTCGTTTAATTGGACTATTAAATAATAAGGATGAAACTAATTAAATGAGCTTTGGTGTATCTTCATTTTCGGCTACTCCCTTTTCATCCTACAGGGAAGTAATTAATTATGGTAGTATTAAGAATACTTCAGCACAATTAAATCAAATACTAACTAGCTTATGTAGTGCATCGGCGACTAAACCATTTGCATCAAATATACTGCTAGCTTCAAGTACAAACGTAAGTGCTGGTAATCAATTTACTGTAAATGTTCAGTTAAATGTTACATCTAATACATTTGCAATCGCTAAAGAAAAGTGGGAACAAGAATTAAAGACAACTGAAATTTGGACTGACGCAACGCCAACAACTGAAACATGGACACCAGCCTAATGTTGCAAATTTTCATAATTTATGGCAATGTAATGCTAAATAGGAGACTGAATAATGGCTGATACTACAACAACCACATATAGCTTAGTTAAGCCAGAAGTCGGCGCATCTGAAGATACTTGGGGTACAAAAATAAACACCAACTTGGATAGCGTTGATAATTTATTAGATGGAACAACTGCAATAAGCCCAGACTTAACGGCGTTAAAGATTGGTGGTTCTACAGTCACAGCATCCGTCACTGAATTAAACAAACTAGATGGCGTGACAGCTACAACTGCTGATATTAATTTGCTAGATGGCGTCACAGCTACAACTGCTGATATTAATTTGCTAGATGGCGTCACAGCTACAACTGCTGAATTAAATTATGTTGACGGTGTTACAAGTAATATACAGACGCAGCTTGATACAAAATATGTATCCACAACCCAAGCCGAGGCAGTTTGGGAGACAGGTACTAGCACAACTGAAAGCATTGTTTCGCCAGCTAAAGTTAAGTCTGCTATACTATCTTTAGCACCTAGCCCTATAAAGGCTTTTGTAAACTTTGACGGCACAAATGCTACTATTAGAAAACAAAGTAATATTGCTAGTGTAGTTAGAAATAGTACTGGTGCTTACACATTAACATTTACTACAGCAATGAGTGATGCTAATTATATTATTCATGGTACAACTAGAGGGGTTGGTTCTACCCACCCTGCTACTGCTGTGTCTATTAGCTACACAACAGCCCCTACTACTACTAGCTTTGACATTACTGTAGGTGAAACTGGAGGTTCAAACTCTGTAGGTCGTTTCCGTGATATAGATATTGTAAATATTACAGTTATATCTTAACTTAATAATAATAAAACATTAATGTGGTAAGAAAATGGATATTAATATGTTACAGTTACAACAATACAAAAGTTAAGAGGTTCACATGCCATTAATACCGCTAGATATTCCACCCGGCATTTACCGAAATGGCACTGAATTACAATCGTCAAATCGTTGGCGAGACAGTAATTTAATACGTTGGGTAGATGGCACTATGCGCCCAATCGGTGGCTGGCGTACTCGATCTGATACTGCGGCGGATGCAAAGGTACGTGGTTTACTTACGTGGGTTGCCAATGACCAAAGTAGATATATTGTTGGCGGCTCGTATAATAAATTGTATAGCTGGACTTCTGCTGGTGTTAGGCACGACATAACCCCAGCAGGATTTACATCAGGCAGAGAAACAGCAGAAGCATTTACAGGGTATGGCGGTAGTTTCTATGGAAATTATGCATACGGCGTAGCAAGGCCAGACACGGCAAGAACACAGCCTGCCACAACTTGGTCATTAGAAAACTGGGGTGAGTATCTCTTAGCATGTAGCCCAGATGATGGAAAAATATACGAGTGGCAATTAAGCAATTCCACGCCTGCTGCTGTAGTAGCAAACGCGCCAATTAATAATGAGGCTATCGTTGTCACTGAAGAAAGATTTGTGTTTGCACTTGGCGCAGGCGGAAATCAACGCAAGATACAATTTAGTGACCGGGAAGATAATACGACATGGACGCCCGCAGCTACTAATGAAGCTGGAGATATTGAATTAAACACAAGCGGTAGAATTATGGCTGGCTTACGTGTGCAAGGCCAGACATTAATATTAACAAGCACAGACGCGCATGTTGCAAACTACATTGGCGCGCCATATGTTTATGGCATTGAGCGCGTTGGATCTAGTTGCGGATTAGTGGCTAATAAAGCATATGCTTCAGTTGACCAAGGCGCATTCTGGATGGGCAATCACTCGTTTTATGTTTATGCAGGCGGCGCAGCTCAACAGCTTGAAAGTGAAGTATCTGACTATGTATTTAGCGATATAAACCGCGCACAAATCAGCAAGGCGTTTGCTGTACCTAACAGTACATATGGCGAAATATTCTGGTTTTACCCATCAGGTTCGTCCACCGAAAATGATAGATATGTTGTATACAATTATGTTGAAGGCACTTGGTACATCGGAGAACTCGGTAGAACTGCGGGTGCTGACATGGGTACATTTAAGCAGCCGTTCTGGGTTTCTGCTGACGACAATAAAATATATGAGCATGAGATTGGCTTTAATTATGGCAGCTTATCTCCATTTGCTGAAAGCGGCTCAATATCAATTGGGGTCGGCGAAAATGTTATGGCAGTGACCGAAATGATACCAGACGAAAAAACACAAGGCGACGTTACTGTAACATTTAAATCAAGATTTTATCCTAATGACACAGAAAGATCATATGGATCTTTTTTAATGTCAAACCCAACTTCACTAAGGTTTACAGGACGCCAGATCAGATTAAGAATAGACGGCAATACTCTAGGAGATTGGCGTGTTGGCGTTAATAGGCTAAACATTATACCGGGCGGTAAAAGATGAGTGAACAACAACAGCGAGCGCCAGATGTAATTGGAAATGATTGGCGCAATTGGGGTCGAAGATTAGTCACATATATTGCCCAAACAAGATCCACGCTAGTTCAGCAGAACGGCGACGAAAACGCAGCAGATGATGGCACAATCATGTGGGATCGAGTATACAAATATCCAGTTGTAAGTGAGGGTGGAGAGTGGCGTCAAATTGTATTAGAAGGCGGACAAGCTCACTTTATTAAAACATCAGATGTCACACCAGCTCTAGCAAATACGGCATACAAGCTGACCTATGATGCACCATCTGGTAATTCAAAGATTACGCAAGGTACGCCAACAAGTAGAATTGTGTTTGAAGAGGCTGGGGAATATGTATTATCATTTTCTGCACAAATATCTTCAACAAGCAGCAGCACAGTACATTTTTACTTCTGGCCTACTATTAATGGCAGTAACGTAAACGGCGCTATGACAACTGCATTACACCAGAATAACGCTACAGTTGTCACGTCACGCACGCAGATATTTACTGTGGCGGCTGGTGACTACTTGGAGGTGAACTACATGATAGATAGCACGTCTGGATTTTTAAATTACACAGCAGCATCATCTCCAGTGCCAACAATACCATCTTCAACATTATCAATTACGAGAACGCACGCATGAATGAAGAATTAGAAAGATGTAAACCTTGGATAGAAGCAGCCCTAGAATACTCTGGCGGCACGCATGACTTCATTGATATTGCTGAAGGAATATATAAGGGTACAATGCAGTTGTGGCCTACACCAAAGGGGTGCATAGTCACAGAAATTGTGGTATACCCAAGAAAAAGAATGTTAAACGTGTTTTTAGGCGGTGGCGAATTGGATCAAATTTTGGATATGCATCAAGATGTGGTAGAGTGGGCTAAAGCGCAAGGATGCGCGGCACTAACCATGACGGGGCGTGTCGGCTGGAAAAAACCATTGGCGAAACATGGCTGGCATCAGCTTCACTCGTCTTATGTTAAGGAGTTTGAATAATGTCTAAAGGCGGATCAACATCATCGAGTGTTACAGTACCAGATTATATAGAAGATGCGGCTCGACGTAATTTAAATAAAGCTGAAGGTATATCTCAAATAGGATACACGCCATACTTTGGCCCAGACGTAGCTGCGCTCACACCTATGCAGCAGGCTTCATTTCAAAACACGGCAAATGTTGCTAATGCATTTGGCATGGGTACGCCTAGCAGTGGTTTTGACATAATGGGCGGCATGGGAGAACCTACACAATACGCTGGCGGCGTAAGTGGTTATTCATCTGCACCGATTTACGAGCAATCATTAGATGAGCTTGCTGCACGCAGGCCAGCGCAAAAAGCGTACATGGATAGTTTCTTTATTGATCCTTATACAGGAATGCCGGGCGCTAACGTGCAATCTCCTAATGCGATGTATCCTACATACAATGAAACGCAAGCTGCGGCTATACAAAGTATGCAAGACAGTCGGCGTGAATCTCGCGGCGATCGCAACAAGCAAAGAATGTTGGATATGATGAATAGGGAAGCCACTTCTCCATTTGATCCGGGTTCAAGCACTGCTGGCACAAACTACGCAGTTTACGATCAATCACAAGGCTTTACAGCTCCGGGTATATTTGGCGCAATTCAAAATATATTTGACCCAAAAATACCAGATGCTACAGGATCAGATTACGGCTTGCAAAATCCAAACACGACTTCAATTGTTGCTGGCGGATATGATGTTGGCGAAGTAGATCCGACACTTGCAATGGCTGCGGGTTACAGATTACCGATTGAAAGTCAGCCCGGTAATTATGATTTATTTAGCGGACGTGGCACAGATGGTCAGGGTAAGTATGGATTGCTAGGTGATATAGGTGGTGCAATAGGTGACGCAACTGGTTTTACTAGCTACAACACGCCTGACGTTATACAGGGTCGAGTAGACGCAGAGGCGGCTAGAATAGCTTCTGAAAACGCTGCTAGAACCGCACCTGCTGCTAAAAAGAAAAAAAGTACAAGTTCCGCTTTGAAAAAAGAAATGGCTAAAGCTCAAGCAAACTCAAGAGCGCAAATAGACAATGAACGTGATAGTTATTACTAAATGAATGATATTGAAAGAAAAGAGGCTTAACATGGCTGGCGGTGGACAATTAAATCAAAATAATCCTAATCAGATGCAAAGCATGGGCGCGCAAGGTGGGCAACAATATTCTCCAATGCAGCCTACGCAACAGCCGTTTAACGTAAACCAAGCTGCGGCTGGCGGCTTACAGCAAGCTATGCAAGGCACGCAGCAAGCAATGCAAGGCCCAAACATTGGTCAATTTATGAACCCATACACTCAGCAAGTTACGCAAAACACGTTAGCTGACATGGAGCGCCAAAGGCAAATGGCGATGAACACAATGGGAGCGCAAGCATCAAGCGCGGGAGCGTTTGGGGGTTCGCGTCACGGCGTTGCAGAAGCTTTAACTAATGAAGGATTTGCAAGGCAAGGCGCACAAACATTTGGCAATCTGCAACAACAAGGGTTTAACACTGCATTAGGTGCGGCGCAAAACCAACAGCAGATGCAAATGGGCGGAGCTGCACAAACTGGCGCACTTGCAGGTCAAGCATTTAATACAGGTCAGGCAATCCAAGACAGGCAAGAGCGACAGGGCTTACTACAGCAGGGTATGCAACAAGCACTCATTGACGCGGCTAGACAGCAGTATGCGGGTTACACTGGAGCGCCAATGCAAGCATTGTCAGCGCCACTTGCTGCATTGGGTGCAACTCCACAACAATACACTGAAACTCAAAGCCAAAAACCGGGCTTGTTAAGTTACCTACAGGCATTCGGCGGGATGGGATAAGCATATGATAAAAAAGCCAGCAGAAATTATTCAAGATAGAATGAACCCTAATCAGTCACGAGGCGGTCTCGGCGGCTTACTTGACTATGCTAGAGAACAAAATCCCAACACTGGTTTAAGCAGATTTCAAAACTTTGCCGCAGCTCTTGACCCATTAATTATGCCAGAGATGCGTGCAGGCGAAGCAATACGCGAGCGTGGTATGCAACGTGTAGCTGCTGGTAATAAAAATAAAACTATTCAAATGCTTATAGATAGAGACAGGCAAGACTTAGCTGACATGGTTCAGAATGGATCTTTAACTATGCAACAAGCCGCAAGCGCATTATTAACTGAGCCAAAGAAAAGTGGTAAAGTTGTAGATGCTACTCAATTACGTGCAATGTTCCCAAATGCATCAATTGATGATGGTTTGTATAATTTGAAGCCTGATGGAACTGCTACTAAAGTTGGCGGCGGTGGTGTTAATGTTCAAGTTGGGTCAGATAAAGGTTTAGATGAATTTGCAAAACTTGATGCAAAGACATTAGCAGGGATTAGTGAAGCTGGTTCAACAGCAACGAGAAGTCTTGCTCGAATAAATCGACTTGAATCTCTTTTGGGCAATGTTGAAACAGGTATGACTGCAAATTTAAAACAAATTGCTGGTAATTTTGGCATAGCAACTGACGGTTTAAGTGACATACAAGCAGCACAAGCTCTTATAAATTCACTAGTGCCAGAGCAAAGACCAGCTGGTTCTGGGCCAATGTCTGATGCTGATTTAGATTTATTTAAACAATCTTTACCTCGAATTGTTAGTCAGCCTGGTGGTAATCAATTAATTTTAGAAACAATGCGTGGCATTGCTCAATATGATGCTATGGGTTCTGCTATTGTGCAAAAATTTAGGTCTGGTGAAATTTCAAAAGTTGAAGCATTTAATCAGTTAAATAATCGCCCAGACCCATTTGCAGGTTTTCAAGCTCCAATAAACGGTGGTTCAAATATGTCGCGTGAAGATGCTTTAGAAATAATAAAATAAGAGGTTAGTTATGAATGAAACAGTAACATCAGAAAAAGCCTCTAGGATACTTGAAGCAATTCGTGTATTGGAAAAGTTAGAGGCCGATGGCACAATTACCGCCAACGAACAATCTGCATTAGATCGTGCGCGTAAAAATCAAAAAACAGCAGAACAAGCTTCCCTAGAGACAAAAGCTAGTTATGGAGGAATGTTAGCTGGCGGCACAATGAATTTTAATGACGAAATTAGAGGTGCTTACAATTATGCTAACGAGCTGTTAAAGTCAGGAGATAGCGCAGGGGCGAAAAAAGCATATCAAAAGTATAGAGACTTACAGCGTCAATATGATGAAGCATTGCAGGTTTTAGCTCCAGAAGAATATGCAAAAGGGAAAACTGCTGGATCTGTTTCAAGTATGGTATTGCCTAGCAGTTTAGCATTTAAAGTTGGGTCTAAATTACCTATTGTTGGACAAATAGGCCTTTCATCAGGTGTTGGGGCTAGTGCAACAGCTTTGCCGCAATTTGGCGAAGGTGAAGGTGGTTTTACACAAAGAGTTACAAATATAGATCCAGTATCAACAATTGCTGGCGGAGCTATAGGTGCTATTTCACCAGTGGCAGGTCAAGTAACAGGAGCAATATCAAGGGGCGCTCAAAATATAAAAAGAAAAGGTGTAGATAGATTTGGCGGCGGGGCATCCACAAGAGTTGCGCGTCAATTATCTGGCCCTCAATATACAGGCAAAGACATTGAAGAATATTTAGCGGGGCTTGGCCCAGAAGCAATGCTTGCTGATGTAGCGGGTAGGCCAAATACTTTAGCTAAAGGTT